ATGAAAAAGTTTCTGCCATTGGCCGCGCTCGCGGTCTTCGCCGGCTGCGCCACGCCGCCATCGAGCATCAAGGCCGCGCCGTCTGACGGCAGGCAATGCACCCAGGCGGATCGCGACCGACTTGCAGATATAACTTCGCGCCAGCAGCGGACCGCTAACCAGGACGCGTTTGGCGTGTTCATGATCGGCGTGCCATTGGGCGGGTCAGAAACCCACGAGCCCGAGATTGCCCGCCTAAAAGGCCGGTGCGGGGTGAAGTAGGCTGCCCATGATTACTCTCCTCGCCGCAACCGTCATTTCGTGCCTGCAACTCACCGCCGTGGACGGCGACACCATCAAATGCAACGGCCGGAACATGCGCCTGATCGGCGACGGCGTGCCGTTCAAGTCAGGCATCGACACGCCAGAGACCGGCGGTCGGGCGAAGTGCGAGCGCGAGCGCATGCTCGGCAAGGAGGCCAAGAAGCGTCTGGCCGAGCTGCTGCGCGAGCCAGGCGTGCGGAGCGAAGACACTGGCCAAGTTGATGACACTGACCAGCGCCGGCCGCTGGTGCGCGTCAGGCTTGGGAACGGTCAGCTTGCAGAAAACATTCTGCTCTCCGAGGGCCATGCGATCATTTGGCGCCCGAAGGTCAAGCGGCCATGGTGCGGATGATCAGTCGGCGGGCGCTGCTTGCTGTGCCTGTTGCCCTAGTCGCCACACCTGCGCTGGCTCGGAGAGGCAGCAGAGGTCGCGGGGTCGGTGGAAGTAGGCGCGGCCGCAGCGGTTCCAACGTGCTGGCACTTGCCGTGTTCGGTTCGTTCATAGCCTGGCTGATCTATTTGTTCGTTACCAGAAAGCGGACGACACCGAGTGAACCTCAGCGGCCCATGCCGCCCATGCGCAAGGTACCAGCCAAACAGCAGCGGGCCATCGCCAAGTCGATCAGGCGGCACCAACGTCGAACTGGCGCCTAAAACGAAAAAGCCCGTCACCTTTCGGCAGCGGGGCTTTTGAAAGTGTCGTATTTACTTTTTCCCGGCGAATCAGTTCTATGCTGTAAGAAATGGGCGAGGGGAACGCCTTGACGATCTGCATTGCAGTTAAGGTCCATGACTGTTTGGTCTTTGTGGCCGACAGCGCATCTTCCATGGTTTCTACCGATGGCAACGGCAACCAGGCCGTGATGCGCGTCTACAATCACGGCCATAAAGTCTTCAATCTGATCAGGAACCAACCAATATCCGCCATGACCTGCGGGCTGGGGAATTTCGGCCGCTCCTCCGTTTCGACGATTGCCAAAGAAGTTCGAAAAGAAATCGTCAGCGGCACGGCCGGGATCAATCCGGAAGACTTCACCATCGAGGAGGTGACCGCATATTGCTCGGGGCGCTTCGACGCACTCTTTCAAGAACTTCCCGAGCCAGTGCGGGCTTCATCGTCCTTCAGCTTTTTCGTCGGCGGGTATTCAACCCAAGGCTCCGGTAGCGAGCTTTGGAAATTCCAGATCTCCGGAGCGGGCTCAACCGGTCCGCAGATGCTGGCCGGCGAGGAGAGCTGCACCATTGAATGGGACGGCCAGCCGGATGCATGCGCCCGGCTAGTGCTTGGAATTTCCCCAGCTACAATGAGCGTATTGGTGGCTTCAGGCATTTCTCCAGAGGATGCCAAGGTATTGACGCAAAGGCTCGCTAGCGCATCCCAGGCACAGATCCTTGAGCCTTCCATGCCGGTACAGGATGCCATCGATCTCGCGCGCTTTCTAGCTGAGACCACAGTGTCATTCGTGCGCTTTGTGCCAGGAGCGAATACCGTTGGCGGGGACCTTGACATTGGAACCGTAACCAAGTTTGAGGGTTTTCGTTGGATAAAGCGTAAGCACTACTATCCTTCTTCGCTGAATGAGGAGCCTACTCATGTCTGCTGATAATCGGACGCCAAAAGCCAAAGAGATGAGCCAGCCGCTCACCCCTTCGCCGATGCCTGAGTACGAGTTCCAGCGTAATTACGACCTCGATCGCCCGAGTTACACCCAAAAGACGTCGGATGCCGACGGCCGCAAACTCGACCTGTCAGGCGTGGTCTTTAACTTCAATTGAAGCTGAAACTGCCGGGTCGAACCGGCGGGCTGTGGTGTCACATTACAAAAAAGAGCCCCGCCGACCGGAGCCAGCGGGGCGAGTGGCGCAATATCATTCACAATGTGAATGTTAGCATTTTGCCAACATTAGGCAATGGTCAGCCGGGCGGCGGCTTAAACCACGCCAGGATTTTCAACAGGCTTTCGCCGAACATCACGACGCCTGCGAATAGCCCGAGGATGCCAACGATCAGCCACTTGACGGCGCGGCCGACCGTCATGGTCGCGACGACGAGCTTGAGGCCGGCGTTAAGGGTATCGATGTCCTCTTCGCGCAGCTGAGCAAGGAAGGTTCGGGTCTTCTCGGGCAACTCGGCCATGCGATCAGCGGGCTTTGCGTTCAGGTCCATCTCACCCTCCATCATGCACCAAGCGGCTTCTTGGCAATGAAGCGGCCGTACAGTGCCCAGGCGGCGCCGACGAGAATGGTGGCCGGGCCGACATAGAGCGTCGGGGCATCAGGCACGCCATTCGTCCAGAGTTCGGAGATGAGAGCCAGGGCGCCGAGGATCGAGGCTACCGAGCCTTGTGCAACACGAGACTGATAGGCCGGCTCATTGTTGGTCGAGTGCTGTTCGCGGGCGGCAAGCTCGTTGCGTACCGATTCCGCGACGACCTCACGCACGGCCGGCACGTCGACCGGATCGAGCGAGATTTTCGGATTGACCGCCACCTTGTCGAGCACGCGGCCGATGACGGTCTCAAGCACCTTGCCGGCGATTAGACCGCCGATGAAGTTTTGTTGCTGAGGCATGGAAGTTCCTTTCAGGAAAAGAGCCGGGCGAGGATGCGGGACAGCCAGCCGCGCGCGGGCTCAGGCGCGGGTGCTGGAATGGGCTTAGGTTCGGGGATCTGGAGCTTCTGGGGTGCCTGGCCGATGTAGGCGGCAGCGCGGAGTGCGGTTTCGAAGGTCTTGGCATACCCGGCCAGGTCGTCATCACGGTCGGTGCCGTTGACGATCTGACGGGCTCCGACGTAATCGCATTTCTCGGCGTAGATGAAATCGTCCAGCTTCTTGCCGGTGAACATGCCGTTGGTCATGCCGTCGAAGATGGCGCGCAGGGCAATCGGCCAGGTCATCATCTGGCCCGGGGCAGTGGCGCCGAATTTGCGGTGGTTTTCTTCCCAGGTGACTTGCACCAGCCCCTCGCCCACCCAGGGATAGTAGCGCTTGGCGCGGAGGTACTTCTCGCCGCCCATCTCCCGGACGGGCTGCATGGTGTGCGCAGTCTCGTGGTAGGCAGTCGAAAGGATATAGGCGAGGTGCCGCAATGGTGTGCCGCGGCGCTGCGCCTCGTCGAGTATTTGCTCGGTGCCGTTGACCTGGCTTTGAGAAAGCGACGTTCCGAACACGCCAGACGAGCGCGCGCGCAAGGCCGCGTAGAACTTGCTACGGTCCATGGGATTTCCTCAGATTGTGGAGAGCCGCCGTCATTCCCGCAGGGTGCGGGCAAACGCCGCTATTGCTCCAAGACTAGTGCAGTGGCAGAAGGCGCAAGAGCTTCTTGGGGATTTTATATGTTTACGTCAGTTGATGAGTGGAGCGCGGTTGCCAATGGGGCGCAGCCCGATTGGGAGCCAAGGTCGCGGATCATTGCGAAACTGATCCGTGCTACTGACTCCGTTTTGGATATTGGGGCGGGCAATCGGAAGCTTTCGCGATTTATTCCACCGTCCTGTAAATACACGCCAGTTGACTGCGTAGCCGATCTACCAGGCACGTTCGTTGTCGATTTCAATAAGGAGTTCCGCCTGCCAGACGTCGATTTCAACGTAATCGTTTGCGCGGGGTTCCTAGAATATCTTGACGACGTGCCCGCGTTTTTCCGTGAACTCGCGAAGCAAGCACCAGGCCGTCAGATTGTCTTCACCTACATATTTGGGGCAAACAAGAAGGCCCGCACCAAAATGAAGGTGCACAACGACTACGGTAATTCCCATGAATTTCTCGCAGCAGTCGAGGGCTCACTGTCTTACCTCGATGTGTTCGCGTATGATCGCAGACAGGGGATTTACAACGCGACACTAGGTGAAGGTGGCGGGCCCGTCTCCCGTCAGCCTATTGGCAACATCTTGGAGCCGCGTGAACCGCGCATCGTCAAGCTACTCCGCAAGTGGGGCCGCTCGATCAAGAAGCGCCTCCCGGCCAAACCATAGTTGGCAGCTCTTCCAAAAAAGCCGCGATTGTCGGCTGCAATCGCTTGCCGGTCATGACCTTGTCGAGTTCGGTGTAGACATAGACCCACACTGCATCGCGCCAGCCTACGAACGCCGCTGCCTCGGCGGCCCATGAAGGATTGGTGCTGTTAACGTAAGTCGAGATCGATACAGCGTTGTCGTACCGACGCTCCTGCGCTTTGGAGTCGAGTATGGCGACGATTGCCGCTTTGTAGTCATCAACAGAAGGCGGTGGTGCCGGGCGGATGGTAATCACGCTCATTGGTCGACCTCCTGCTGCCCTGCGGCAATAATAGCTTGCTCTTCAAACCAGGCCGCCGCGCCGATGCCATGGCCGTCCGGTTCGCTGAAGTCGGCCGTCCACAGGTCCCTAAAGTAACGGTCGGCGGGGATATCCTCCTCCTCTACGAACCGGAAAGGGACACCTGCTGGCACGTCCTTTCGGCCAATCTCCGAGAGGGGTAGAGGCGAAGCCGGGGTTCCGTCTGCCCGATGGCAGATGAGGACCGCGATGCCGCCGCCATCGGTGGGGTAGATAATGCGCTGTACCATCGATCAGTCTCCGAAGATGTGTACGCAGATAGGATCGGCGTCGAGTTTCTGGGTCGTCGTGCCCGTTGCCCACACGTTCAGCGAGGTAGTGGCCAAGCTGGCGATAGCGAGGTTTCTGTTATTGCCGCTGCCGTCCGTGCCCGAAGCGCCTGACGCGCAATAGTTGGCGTTAGCCATGGTGATGCCGAGATTGACCGTGTAGTCACCGACCCCGTTGTCGGTAATCGACGTAACGTTGTAGCTGTCCCTAATAGCTACGGTGCCGATCCCATTGAAATTCACCCACGCCTTGGCCATTCCTTGATGGCTTTTCAAGGTGGCGACTGACGGGACCCGTGCCGTATCGGTCCCAGTCGCAACCTCGGCGTCAGTGGCCAATTCCACAACACCTGTCGCCGTGGCGGATGCAGCTTGCTTCAGGTTTCCGAAGGCTGTTGCCGCTGTGCTCGCCCCGGTACCACCATCCGCAATTGCAAGATCGGTGCCGCCCGTCCACGCCCCCCCGGAAATCGTCGGGTTGGTCAGCGTCTTGTTGGTGAGTGTCATTGTGGCGGACGCTATGCCCGCCTTAATGCTGGCCCAAGACACCTTCGACAGAGCCCAAGACCACTCGCTGTCCGCCAAACCGAACTCATCGGCATCCACAAGGACGGTCTTAGTGCCTGCCCCATGTATCCACCCTGCCACGGTGTTTGTCAGGTTCGTCCAGATAGCCAGAGACTTGCGATACCAGTGGAAGGCCGAGAAGAGCCCGGGAGTGACCTCGACGTCCTCCGGGTTCGTCGCCCATTTCTGAGCGTTCGTCTCGGCCAATTGTGCTGCTGTCACATTTGCAGGGATGCCGGGGATGTCAGGGGCGAGCCCGGCAACCGTCGCTATTTCATCAGCAATCCCCGCGACCGCAACGAAGTTCGGGTCTGCAAGTACAGCCAGCGCCAAATCGGCCGCCGCCTGAGCTGCCGCCGCATTGCTCCCGCTGTCACTGGAAAGCGTCTCGCTGATCGTGATTGGATCTGTGCCGACGATAATGGGGTTGTTGCCAAGGATGCGGTATTCGCGACCGCCGTTGACCGTCCCGTCGGTGACATTGGTCCGAGTTCCGCGGGCAATGTCGCGCTTGCTGTCGAAGTCGCGAGCGCGCGTCCAAGCTCCCGAGTTGGCGATCCAGATGCCGTTCTCGGAAGGCGCAGTCTGGTTCTTCACGAGCACCCGATCATCGGCGACGAGCACCACGCCATCGACCGTCAGTAACCCTGACAGAGCGATGTTGGCAGTGGTGGCTACACGGCACGGCGCTTTGTATGCTACCGTTTCGCCATAACCAGTGATCTGGTCGGAATAGATTGTTGCCACGGGTGGGCCTCCATGGGGAAAAGTGCGGGGAAAGTTGAATTGGCCTGGCTGCATCTCAAGGATGCCGCGCCTTGGGGCTGGATTTTCTTGGGGTCGTTCGTTTGCCTGCTCGTGCTCGCCGGGATCGCCGATCTGACCCTTGGCACAAGCGGCAACGGAGAAGACTACAGCTGCCCGCGCGGGATGAGCCTCAACGACAACTGCTAGCGTTCGGCCATTGATTTCAGGGCAGGCTCTATTCCACTCAAGCCTGTGCGCTCTTCGAGATTGAAGCCGCCTTCGAGGATCCAGCGCCAATACGGCAGGGTATAGAACGGGACCATGCTCGTGGCCCGGTTCACGTCTGCTGGCATGACATCAAGATCGCCCGACAGGCCGCGTGCCGGGATGCCGAGCAACTGCGCGGCATCTGTCCCGAGCTGGAACGACGAACCGAGAAGAGAGCCGAAGGCATCGCGGTTCGCATAGCGGGATGCTGGCTGGCGAGCGTCAGCGCTGGGGTCCAGCATCCGACCACCCATTGAAGCCAGTTGATACAGACCGGGCCCGCCAAGCTTCTCCCAAGTGTTGTTGATTTCCATGCCAATGGAGAGGATGCCGGATCGGTCAAAGCCTTCTGCGATCCAAGTGCCGGCGTTGTCCGAGAGCTCTCGGCCAGATTCGCGCTGCTTGAACCAGTAGGCGGCCATGCCGAGGGTCGACATGCCAATCGTGCCCGTGACGAACGAGCCCGGCCCCTCCTGAAGGCCGCGCATCAGCACGCGCTGGTTGGAGGCGATGGCGAAGCTCTTGAACTGGAGCAGCGCACGACCGGGCGGCGTGTGGGCGAACAGCGGCACATCGGCCACGCTCTTGGTGACGATGACGCTGTCGACGTCTTTGTTGAGACCGCCGGCAAAGGCGCGGCGCGCGCCCTCATCGTCCCAACGTTCGATGCCGGGAATGTGGACGCTGCCTTCCACCTGGCCGAACTGGTCGAACTGCCTGGCGATCCGCTCGGCCATATGCTCGTCAATGCCGAGGAAGCCCATGTATCGGCGTTCGTCAGGAGCCAGCTTGGCATAGTCGCCGCCGGCCACGTTCTTGATGATACGGTTCTGCACCAGCACAGAGGCAACCGCCTTGTGCATGTCGTTCCAGAACGGCAGCAGCGTCATGCGTGAGAACGTGGCGCCCATGTTGTCGATTAGGCGCTCGAAGGGCGAGTTCATCGCGTAGGGGTCGGCAAGCTCTGCCATCGTCGCGATGCGCGACTGCAACGTGCGTTCGGTCACGGCTCCCATCAGCTTGGCATCGGCGACCGAAAGCTTGATCGCATCGAGATTGGTGATCAGCGGCGCAATGCCCTCGCTCATGTATCGGCCAAGGCCATGCACCATCGCCGGCCGCACGGCATCCGTCAGCGACGAGATCAGCACGCCGCCGAGTTGGCGCATGAAGTTGAACGTGCCGGCAGTGCGGAGGACACGGGCAAAGTTCGTGTGCTGGCTGTCGAGCTTGTATTGCCCGCGCAGCAGATCGCGCACGCCGGCCAAGTCCTCGACGTCGCTCTTCTCCTGCTTGGTAAGCCGTTCGAGCGCCTTGGTCTTACCGGCCTCATCCATATCGGACGCCTGCACCTCTTCGCGCAGCATCCGGTAATCATCCTCCAGCCGGCTCAACTGGCCTTGCAGGGTGGGCTTGCCGGGCCCGCCGAGGCGCTTGTCCATGCGCGTCAGTTCGACGTCGGCCGCCATGACCCGCGCATAGCGGCGCCCGATCAACTCGATGTCGTGCTCAAGGAAGTCTTCGACGAGGTGATCGGGAATGTTGAAGGTACGTTCCTTCAGCGGCCCGCGCGCCGACATGGTCATGTCATAGGACGGCATGCCCTGATTGGCGCGACCGGTGAGTTGCGAGAAGATGTCGTCGACGATCCCCTTCACATAGTCGGCCCTATCGTCTGGGGACAGGAATTCAGGGATTTCCTGTTTGACGACCGGCACCATCGGTTCGAGCTTGTCGGCCTTCAGCTTGAGCCCGGCGATGCTGGCCTGCATGCGGTCGAGATCCACCGACTTGGCAGCGAGTTCGGCAAGGATGCTGTCGTTCGCCTGGCCTTCCGCCTCCATACGCTTCAGCGCATCGACACGCTTGCGCAGGGAGCGTTCGGAGAGCTTCGCCTTGAACAGGTCGCGCTTGGTGCTGGCATAGTCGACGACCAGGCTGACACGAGGTGAGGCGTTGGCGAGGTCGCGCACGGCATCAAGCTCGAGTTCCAGATTAGTCAGGCCTTCGCTGAGCGTGCGGGCGTCCATTGCCGAGATGTCGCGCTCGTTGATGATCTTGTCGCTGGCCGTGTCAAATTCGCCCAACTCGCGTTCCAGCCGCGAAATCCGGCTGTCCAGCCCTTCGAGGTTGCCCTCGGCGCCCATGACACGGTCGATGAAGTCGCGAACCTCCTTGACCGATACATTCGGCGACAGGCCCACGTCTTCCAGCCACTTCGCTGCCGTCTTGTCGAGATTGTCGAGCAGTTCGGCCGCAGCCTCTTCGTCCGCCGTGCGCAGCGGTGCGCCGCCAAGTTCTTCGCGGATCGCCTCCATGATCGCGCGCGGGTCGACATAGTCGGAGCCGTCACCAGCCAGACGGTCAAACATGGCGTCTTCGGCCTGTACAAAGTTGTCGACATCACCGATGCCACCGTCCTTCTTGAATAGACCGGGATGCGTCTTCGGCGTGACGTCCATGGCGCGCAACTCGCCGTCGAGCTTGGAGCCGACGCGCACGCCGCCCTTGCCCCTGATCAGCGCCAGCACCGGGAAGCGCTCGGCGTAGGACTGCTTGCGGCCCGCAGAGCGCTCGGCCTTGCGGACTTCCTTCACGGCGTCGACCATGACGGCATTTTCGTCCATGTTCTGAAGGCGCTTCACCAGATCGGCCGGCGCGCGTGCTTTCATCACATCGAGGCGCGTCTTGCGCAGCCCTTCCAGGGAAGTGTTCTTGCGGTCGCGAATACCCCGACGCTCATTCAGCCGCTCTTCGAAGCTGTCGAGACGGTCGGTCGCCTTGGTCAGCAACCCGCGCTGCTTATCGGCATCGACAATCTTGTTGCCGATCCTGATCTCGTCAGCCTTGAATTCGAGGTGCGAAAGCTGCTCGTCGATCCACGGCTTCACTATGGCCTTGAACCGGGCTTCGCCGGCATTCAGCCGCGGCGCGTTCCAGAGACGGGTCAGATACGACGTCGCCGTCTTGACGTTCACGTCGGGCGGCAGGAGTCCGGCCTCGATAGCCTGATCCTTCAGAGGATCGAACAGCGAGGAACGCCAGGCAACCGCAGCCTTCGACACGGCGTCGTTTTCGCCGACATCGCCCCGGCGCATGGCCTTGCTGACGGCAGTCCTGAACTCTTCCCGGGTCATGTTGAAGTCGGGAGCCTTGCGCGCTTCTTCAAAGATGCCGCGCATATCGGTCAGGCCCTTGGTGAGAGCGCCACGGTCCCAGTATTTCACGGCGCTTTCGACGGCGAGGTTGCCTTCGCCGCGCACGTTCTTTTCGAGATAGAAGCCGGTTTCCGCCATGTCGGCCATGATCGATCGATGCACGGCAGACGGGCTATGCGCAGCACGCAGCAGCGGGTTGAGCCGAGCCGTAGCCAGACCGACACCCTTGGCGCCACTGGCGATGTCGTAATCCTCCAGCACCGGTCGTTCCACGGCAGCAGCACCCGCGCTCTGACCTTCAGCGAGGCCAGATCGGAACTCGGCCATTGCCTCACCGCCGTCGTCACTGCCAGCCATCGCACGGTCGACGGTAGCGAAAGCGGCCTTGCGCTCAACAGCCGAGAACAGCGCCCCGGCACCAGATCCGAGCAATGCACCGAGCACCGCGCCTGCACCCAACGACAAGGCGCTTTCCGCCAGCGGGCGGGTTTCCTGTGTGGCCTGCAACGCCAGTTCCGAGACACCGGCACCCAGCGCGCCGGCAATGCCCGTCGAGACAGCCGAGCGCGCAATCGTCGCGCCGGTCGTGGCACCGCGCACCAGAGCGCCACCAGGGATCAGGGACGGAAGATCCACAACGGCAGCACCGAACTGTGCTGCAATCGAGGTCAGCCCCCCGGCGTCGAGGATGCGGCGGTCCTCTTGCTCCATGTCGATCTGGCCTTTCAGGGCAGTGAAGGCCTTGCGATTGAAGACGTCGGCGAAACGCTGCCAATGCGGCTCGTAGCGCGTGCCCTGAATTTCGCCCCAGAGCACATCGCCCGAAAAGCCATCCTCACGCGATGCCCGGTCAATGCCGGACATCTTGTTGTTCAGCGCGGAGCCGATGACGTTGTCCTGGCGAAAGGCCGCTCCTATCACCGACATGGTGTCAGGATCGAGTTCGGGCTCATCCGTCTGCATGTCGAGCGGACGAAAGGCGCCCAGCGCCGGGCGGTCACCGGGATACTCAATTTGCGGCATCATCACCCCACACGGCGTTGTTGATCGTGCGCTTGCGCGCCATGCCCGGGCTGTCGGGCAGTGTCATCGGATCGATGGTTGCTTCCGGTTCGGCTGGCTTCTCATCCGACTGGCGACGGATCGTGGCCGCCTCAGACCGGCCAAGCTCGCGGGCACCTTCAGCGGCTCGTGCTTTCATCCAGTCAGGACCGACGGTCTCTTCGAGCGCACGGTTGGCAGCAGCCTCGCCAGCGCTTTCGGCAGTGTTGGCCGCGTCATTGCGCCCACGCTCTGCAAGGAAGCGCTCCCTGGCCGCGCCAGAGGCCTTTGCGCTTCGATCCTTGATGGAAGCATCATCGACACCCCACGGAGCGCCGAACACCTCGCCAACCTTCACCTGATCGCCATCGCGGTACTGGTAGAACAGCCGATAGCGCGGGCGCCGGCCTGCCTCGATGTCGGCACGGGTCTTGTCGGTCGCCAGGATCGCGACATTGTCCACCTTGCGGTCGAGCTTTGCGGCGAAGTCGCCGGCCGTCTTCATGGCATCTTCGCGCAGATAGTCGAAGTTGCCGCCAATCGCCGGGTAGTGCTGCTCGGGAGGCAGGCGCATGAGGTTCGCAGAGCCTGACACGCCGCTGATGTTCCAGCGGGTCTTGAGGTCGGCAAGTGCTGCAGCCTTGGCCGCACCAGCATCGCCGCCTGTCTCGTAGAACTTCTCTTCGGCAATCTCTCGGTATTCGGCCAGCAACCCGTTGGCATGCTCGGGGATCACGCCGGCGCCTGGCTCAGAGGCGAACATGCTGGGGTCAAAGGCATCGGTGACTTCCGACAGGGTCAGAGCCTTGGCGAACTTGTCCGCTTCCGGCTTCAACACCTGCTTATTGGCCTTCACGGTTGGGTCAGTCATGCGCAGGATGCGCGCAGCGGCGTCTTCGCCGCCCATGCCCAGGTCGTTGACCATGTGCCGGAACATCGCGAGCTTGTCGCGCGCACCGGCTCCGCCCTCGAAGGCACCGAACGAGACCGGGGCCAGCGCCTCCAGAAGATCGGCCTGAGACATTGCCGCGGCGAACTGGGCCGGATCGGTCGAAGCCACGCCCTGGCGCACCTGAGCTTGAACGCTCTTGGGAATGTATCCCGTAGACCGAACGAAGGTTTCGGTGATGACCTGTGCGGTTTCAGGCGTGGATGCCTTCATCATCGCGTCGTAGGCCTTGTCGCCGTTCTTGCGCTCATCAGCATCGAAGCCGTTCACGGCCGCGCCGGGGTCTTGCGAAACCACCTTGGTGACGAGGTCGCGGACGTCGCCGTCCTCTTTCGTCTTGGTCCGCAGTGCCTTCAGGAGCGTGGCCTTGTCGCCATCGTCGATGTTGGCCATTAGGATTTGCTGATCGCTGACCACCTCGCCGGTCTCAATGCCGAGCGAGAGCGCATCCTTGAAGGCGGTGCGCTGCGCGGTGACCTGCACCTGTGCGTCGCGGTCGGCTTTCTCTTGAGCAGCAACCGCCTTGTCATAGAGGACGGTGCGGTCTTCGAACGACAGGTCGGCATATTGCGGCGCGACTTCGCCGCCCGCACCGCCCATCTTCTTGTCGGACCAAGCGCGGGTATCGGCGGCCGACTTGCCGGCGAGGAACGAATTCGCCCGCACCACGTCCTGCCCGACGATGCTGCCGATTGGAGCATTCGGGTCAGCCTTCAGAACCTGCACAGCGCCGGCCGAGCCGAGGAAATGGGCCAGATAGAGATTGCCCGGCGTGATCGCCACGCCGCGGTTGGTCAGATACTCGGCGTTGTCGCGCGTCAGCGCAGCCGTCATTTCTTTGGCCAGAGGGCCGTTGGTCTTGAGGGCGATGATCTCGGCGGCGCTCTTGCCGGCAGCGATGTCGGGCCGGTGCGCCCTGACAGTTGCCAGCCAAGTAGAGTCTATGAACTGGCCTAGCCCGGCCGCCGTGGAGTTCGGGTTTCGGGCTGACGGGTTGCCGCCGCTCTCAACGCCGATGATCTTGTTGACGACGACGTCGATTGCATCGCCCGATGAACCGACGCCGAGCCTGCTTCGTGCCTCCGGCCCGTTCTGGCGCTCGTCAATCGTCCACAGCGCTTCAGCGCGTCTCTTGCGCCACTCTCGCTTCGAAATGTCGACATCGATGGCAGAGCGCCCGGACGAGGCGGCCAGCGCATCAGCTTCAGCGTCAGCCTCCTTCCATCCATCAGGATTTTCGTTCAGCCTGCCAAGGATGACGTTCTGGCCATCGTCGACCTTGACCTTCGCAACGCGGTCCTTCTCGGCAACGGAGAAGTCCTTCGCCTTGCTCGTGATCGTGCTTTCCAGCCCGAAAAGACGCTGGTCGTATTCCGGGCGCAGCGCCTCCGGCACCGTGCCGATGAAGTCCTTCGCAGCCTTGAAGTAGCTCTCGCCCGCCGAGGTCTCAAAGCCATCAGCACCCACGGGTGCCTTGATGACGGCATCGGCGAAAGCCTTCTTCTGAGCATCCTCGAACTGCAGAAAGCGGCTGTGCGTCTCGAACTTCTGCTGATCGTCGACTTCGGCCTTGCGCTTCTTCTCGCCCGCCCGCATGCCGGCCGCCATCGACTGCATGCCCTGGCCGAGCTGCGCCACACCGCGACCGATGGCCGACGTGTCATAGGACGCGATAGGGCGGCCAGAACGACCGCTAGGCGCCGCGCCGAGTTCTTCAGCGCCGGGAAGCTTCAAAGCCATCAGTAATATCCCCCGGCATTCGCCTGTGCCCAAGAGCCGCTATACCGGCCCCGGTATTTGGTGGTGGCACCAGCGCCCCAATCCTTGGAGAATGACCCCACGCCATCCATGAGCGTGCCGGCCGCGCCGAACATGGCGCCGGTCATCGCGGCCTTGCCTTCCATGCGTGAAGCCGCTGCCTGCGCACGGCGGCCCTTGGCGCGCTCATCGCCGCCATAGCGGATCATGCCTTCCTGATAGGCGCCCTCCTGCACAACGTCCCCAGCCAGGTCGAGGACGGTCTCATCCAGCGCGCCGAGGTTGGACGACGAGGCGACGGCCTGCTGTCGTGACAAGATGAAGTCGCGCTCCTTCTTGACCTTTGCGGCCTCACGCTGCGACGCAGCCTTTTCTTCTGCCGCCTGCTGCTCAAGCTGCTGGGCTTGGTATTCGGAAGCGGACTTCTGCGCCGCGCCCGCTGCAAGTGTGCCAGCCGCCGAAACGGCAGTGCCGACCATGCCGAGGATCGCGCTTAGGCCGAGATCTGCCATGACCAGATGTCTCCTTCTTCATGCTGAAAACCGAGACGGCGGAGCCAGTTCGGGGCTGTGGGTTCGTCAGGATCGCAGCGCGCAATGATGCGCTTGTGCTGCTTCTTGGCCGTCTCGATCAGGTCGATGGCCGTCTTGTGCATCGTCTTGCGGAACGGTCGGGCTTCGTCGCGCAGATTGCAGAAGGCAATGACCTTGCCCTGTGTCAGCCAGAAGCCGGCCACGGCGACCAGCTTGCCATCGACAAAGCCGGCGATGCCCTTCACGGTCGGCAAATAGCCTTCCTGACCGTACCAGTCGGCAAGATGCTCATGAGTGAGCGGCACGATTTCGTGGGTCATGCCTTGTCGTGTGTCTCGACGGTGATCACCGCGGCTTGCAGCATGCAAGGCTTAGGTGCCGTTGCCCGCATGCAAAGCCGGCTGTCGGGCTTCCACTCACCCGGAAACGGCGTTGCCGGCTCTTCGTAGTCGGTGAAGATTTCGTCCACGTCGACAGGGCGGCCCTGGTACAGCCTTGGCAGCTTGTCCATGTTCACGAAGTCGCGGCCGAACTCGATGCCGTCATTGTGCGCCAGGCCGAGGATCACCCCGACATAGTTGACGCGCTTGATCTGGTTGAGCGCAGTTCCGGCCGCTGCCGCATAGGCCAGCTTGGTCGACTTGTAGAATGCCTCGTATTTGAGCCCGACCATGACATCGGCGTTCGTAACCGTGGACGTCATCGCTATGCCGCCGCTTGCGACCGTGTATTCGCCGCGGTACCTCCCCGCCGCCCACACCACCACCTGCCTGCCCTCAAGGTGCGACAGGCCAGTGACGTCGGTGCCGGTGACGTTCGGGATGATGACGAAGCTGTCGGCCTGCTTGTTCATCGAGCCGCCGACGCAATCCGCCTCCATCGCCATCTTTTCGAGATAGCGCTTGGTCGAGCCGTTCACCGTGCGCCGGACGCGGTAGAAGACCTGATCCTCATCCTCGCCGGGGAGCACCGACACGCTTTCGACAGCGCCGTTGTCCGCCATGCGAATGCGCGACCAGCATGTGACGTCCTCAGTCGGCTCATAGGTCAGGAGCACGACGGTTCCATCATCGAGCCAGACGTGAATGCGCGTGTCCGGCTGGCGCTGGACGGCGATGCCGACCACGTTCGCGCTTCCCGTCAGGTCAGGACAGAGAAGCGTCAGGTCGCGCGGCACGTAGTCGTAGCTGTCTGTGTCAAAGACCAGTTCGAACAGGCGCTTGCCGGAGCGCTGGGCGAAGACACCTCGGCTGTCGACTTTCGCCGCATTGGCACCCTGGCGTGACCCCTGGCTTGATGGATCGCCAGCTTGTGCGTTCTGCGGCGTCAACGGCTCATCAATGGACGTGGATTTGATCGAGAACTCCGTTCCAGGCGTTCCAACGATCAGGCGACCGAGCGACAGCATGAAGTTGATGGTGTCCACCGGACCAGCGCCAAGGGTGCGGTTCACGGGACCGGCATCACCTTCAAAGCTGGGATCGAAGTTCTCGTAATCGTCTGAGACCGACCCAATGAACCGCGTCTTGCCGGCCCACCAGATGCGGCCCTTGTGCAGGGAAACGGCGCTTGGCCAGCCTTGGCGGTCGGACCAGATGCCTTCTTGCCAGTCGTCGGTGAACTCGCCGACGGCGAAGGGCTGCAAAATCTCGATGTTGGCGCTGGTCGGGGAGCTGTAGCCAACCACCCGACAAATCCCATGCGCACCGTCGCCTCGATAGTCAATCGTGACCTCTGCGGCGCCGGACGTGTAGGCACCCGGCTTGAAGCCGACCCGATACCACTGGATGACATTGTCCAAGGTGGCGCCGGGAGCATGGGCGGTCGTGCCATTGGTTGTGAACGTGACACCAGAGACGTCGATAAAGCCTTGGTCGGGACCGTCATAGGATCGCTGAAGGGTAAGCGTGCCCGCCCAGGTCCCAGCCCGGGTGATGCTGAAGTCGTTGTCCGCTCCAACACCGTTCACGCGCCAGGCACCAGTGAAGGCGCTTTCCGCTCCAAGCTTGAACTTCTGGCTCCGGCCGCCATGAAAGAGACGGAACAAAGCCCCGACGTGCGAGGGCTTGAAAAACGGGATGTCCGACTGGAGCGTCGTATTGCCGGCGTTCGCTCCGGGCTTCAACCTCACACGAGCCGAACGGCCGATATAGAACGGGCCGCTGCTTGGCTGGTAGAGCACGAGGGACCAGCTGTCGGTTGCTCGGCGTTCGATACGTCGCTGCTGATAGCCCTTACAGGCGAGGAAGACGACGTCGGCGGACTGATCCCACCTCACATAGGGCAGATCGGCGCTGGCCCAAGGCACGTTCAGTTCCATCGTGCCGGCAGATGCAACCTGAATGGACGACACCAAGCGGTCGACGTCGCGATCACTCTGGAACTGGATCCAGAAATTGCCCGAGGGCGTGAATGCGAGACTATGCGTCCCAGTGCGCAGGGCAGTTTCGGCGATGTAGTCATCGTCACCGGACGTCGAGCCACACCGGAAGGTGACCGGGCCGCGCGTAATGGTGATGTTGAGGGCATGACGCTTGTTGGCATCGCCACCCGATATAGTGATCTGGCGCCGGCACACTGCCAATCCGCCGATGTTCACGGCATTGAGCACCAGGCCCGGGCCGCCGAAGCCCAGAGTGCCGCCGTTCGTCGAGGCATCCGTCCAACTGGCCGAGGTTGCGAAGTTGCCATTGGAAATCGTGGTCGCGACAGCCACACGCGAAACCAGAACGTCGTCGACGCGGACCCGCATCTTGCCGTCGGCGAACTCTATCAGCGCGGTATCGTCGGTTGCCGCGACGAATGGCACATCAATCGCGAAAGCGTCGTTTCGGCTTGATCCGAGGTAGCTGAAGCCAGGCCGAAGCGCCATCGAGCCGGCGGTCTTCGGCAACCAGTTCTCCATGACCTCGGCGGAGAGCCTGATGCGGTCGACGTCGACGCGGGCGAGCGCCGCCTTCGAAACGATGCCACGGTTCCAGGCAAGCAGTGGGGCGTTGGTCTTAGGCATCAGCGGCGCCCATGTTCACGTGAGCGACCGCCGCCGCGGCTGGCGACAAGGCGTCCTGTGGGCGGGAACTTGGTCACCGCCTCATTCATGGCGTCACGGTTGGAGGCGGCCTTCCAAGCCTTGTCCTTGGCCTTTTCCAGCCGGTCCATCTTCTCCATGGACCCAGTGATTTCCTCACAGGTGGCGACCGCCAGCGAGAGTTCGACATAGTTGACGAAGCTCTCCGGCCAGCGGCCGAGATCGAGCCCGAAATCTGGATCATTCGAGATGTAGCGGACGAAGATGGTGTCGACGTCGGCCAGCCAGAAGTCAGTGCGGTCATCGTACTCGAGGAGTGGCATCCGGCCATGCGCATCGACAGTCATGGCCGCTGTGCGCAACCAGTCGTCGGGCTTGTCGAAGACGAAACGATAGCCGAGCGTGCTGTCGACCGAAGGGCTGGTCTCGCCCATCCGAAAGCGCATGGCGAAGTTCCATAGCCCAGCCTCAAGGCACGCCTTCACCGTCTTCGCATAGACGAAGTCGAGCGCCCGCCGGCCCTTGCCCTCATCGGTGAGAGCGCTAAGGCGCGTCTGACCCAGGCGGATCAGCGCGCCGTTGTAGAGGCTGAGCTGGTCGGTCATGGATCAGGCCGCCAGTTTGCTGCGCTCGGCAATCCAGTCGGCCGCTTCGTCCTTGGTCTCGAAGCCGTCTTGCAGAACCTTCTTGTCGCGGATGCGCACAGCCTGCCATTTCAGCTTTGGGCCGCCCCAGCGCACTTCGTTCTCGGCAGGCTGGTCGATATTGGCCGTGTTCGACAGTGCAGTCGGTTCGATGACGAACGCCACGCGCGCGCCGCCAAAGCCACCAGCGCCGACTTCCACGACGAGGACTTCCGCGAACCACGAACGGTCGAATGCAATCACCTCGACACGGTCATCGGGGCGCAACTGGCGGGCGACATGCACCCAGTATTTCGGATCGAGCAGGCTCTCGGGCGTGTCGTCGATGCCGGCGACGATGCGATAGAGCGTGCGCTTGCTTTCGGCCAGCGCGAGGCCGTTGACATGAACGGGCATGGGAAGCTCCAGATTGAAAGGAAAAGGCGGGAGCCGAAGCCCCCGCCATCTTGGTCCGACGCTTAGTCGGTGTCGGTCGCGGTCAGCGCAGTACCGTCGGCAAGATCCACAGCCGAGGCCGTGGCGGCATTGACGAAGGACAGCGAGGTCGCCGACGTGTCGGTGTCGGTGATGATCACCATGTCACCGGCACGCATGCCGAGCTTGTAGCCGTCGCTGAAGTAGCCCGAGACGCGGACATCGGCGAGCGCATCGGCGGAGTCATACTTCCAGATGCGGCCACCGGTGATTGCCTGGGCGATCAGCTTGGGAGGGTTCGAGGTAACATAGGCCACTGGTCAGCCCTCCTTACGAGGCAACGATGGCAGAGCCATCGTGGTTGATGACGCAGACGCCGCCGTTCTGAAGGAGCTCGGAGCCCATGAAGCACGTGGTGCGTGCGTACGAGTAATCCTGCTCTTCGTCGTAGCCGACGACCGAGGCGAGAGTGTCCTTGTCGCACGCATGGCCAATGGCCGAGCGGTGGTAGACAAAGCACTTCTCGGCATTGGTGCCGACGCCGGGGACGTCCGGGTGAACCAGCCAGTTGACACCCGCCCAACGCAGAACACGCTTCAGAGGGCCACCGGCAAGCGGGGCCATGTCGACGTAGTCGCGAGAGGTGAAGGTCGTGTCACGCATGAAGTACGTGTACATGGCCGGGGAAATCAGACCCCACATGTTGTCGATTTCCTGAACCGGCACCTTGGCCAGGCCGAGGATGCCGATTGCCTTGGTGACCAGCGTCAGCGAGCCGGTCGCCGCAGCGCCCGTGTCGTTGGTGCCAGTCGCCAGTTCGGTGATGATGTCCGCGTCGATCTTGCGGTTCATCACCTTCAGCGTCGTGTCCTGCATGATGCGCTTCTGGTCGCCCTGCGAGGCGAACACGTTGAAGCTCGTCTTGCGGACCAGGTCGTGCCACTCAACCAGCGTTGCAGTCTTCTGGCTGAGGTTGTCGGCACGGGCCGGGATCAGACCGTTGACGCCGCGCGTGGATGCTTCCGCGCCGCCGCTATCGGCGACAAGGAACTCTGCAGTGTTGCCCTTGCGCACAAATTCCGTCGTCACCGACATGCGCAGCGGGCTTTCACCGGACTCGAAGCCGGCGATGTATTCCTGTCGGTACTGTTTCTGGAAAGCCGTGTCGGCCATGGTTCCAGTCCTTCAATGTGAGGGATCGGAGCCGTAGGCAGGTTGACCGCTGGTCGACGTCGCGGGTTGTCCGGATTGCTCCGGGCCGCTGTGTCGCCCTTCGGGGCTGATTTCGGGCTTGTGTTGGGAGTGCCTGAGACGGAGCCGCTAAGCGGGTTGGCCGTCGGTTGGCAGGTATCAGGCCTTGAGCTTGTCGCGGGCCGTGATCAGTTGACGATAGCGCTCCTGCGCTGCCGCATCCTTGTGCCAGGCAACGCGGTCGCTCCGCATCCTGGTTTCCATCTGTGTGATTTCCGCCTGTATCGTCTGAAGGCCAGTGCCGCCAGGCGTCAGGACGGTTGCCATGGGGTTCTCAGCGACCGCCTTGGCCGCGAAGAAGCGCAACACGGCAGGGTGATTGCCGATCTTGGAGCCATCGGCCATGCGACCGCCGAAGAGATTTCCGTAAAGCTCAGGGTCGACGCTGTCGAAGTAGGGCCGCATTGCTGCGAAGTTGCCGGCATAGTCGCCGCCCCACTCGGATTTGAGCGTGGTCTCGGCTTCCTTCCTGAAGGTCGCGTCCTGCTCGGCCTGCTGGAACTGCGCCTCTTCCTGCATGGCATAGTATTCGTCGACCATGGCCGACATATCGGCCGGCGCCACGCCGCTCTTGATCGCCCGCTCGGCAAAGGCACTGACCACGGGAAGGTCAGCTTCGCCGATCTGGCGCTTGTCGGGCAGAACGATGGCCTTGACGTAATCCTCGACCTTGTCGGGGATATTGTTCTCCTTGCGGAAGGCCGCCCATTCTTCGTCGGTTGCCTTCTCGCCGGGCTTGCCCTTCGGCTTCACGCCTTCGGATATCTTGCGCTGGGCCTCTTCCTGCGCCTGAAGCAGTGCCTCCGGTGATGCGAAGCGCTTCAGACGATCCAGGCGCTTGGCGTCATCCTTGGCCAGCTTCTCGCGCCAATCGTCGCCCCATGGGCCAGCCTGTTCGGCGGCTGGGGCCGGCTTGACCTCTTCGGTGGGAGCCGGCTCGGGGTTAGGCTGCTGCTGTGCTGCCGGGGCCGGCGAAGGCGCTGGGGCAGGCACCGGTGCGGGTGCGGGTGCAGGAGCGGGGTTTTCGGCTGATGCCGCGCCCGCTGCGAGCGTGTCTTCCGACATTGCTTATCCTTTCGGGAGGTCAGGTTTGAGATCGGAGATGGAAACGTTGATCAGCTTGACCAGTTGAAGCCCGACGTTGCGGCGCCCGGCGAGATAGTCGCTCGCATCGGGAGCGCCAGGCACGAAGGTCTCGTCATACGTGCTGGCTGCTTGGGTGATGATCCAGTTCATGCAGGCCATCTGCTGACTAGGCGTGGCATTGCCAGCAGCGACCGCCTTGACGGCTTCCGCAATGGCCACCGTGTAGACCGCTGGCGCGATGGGGTTGCGCCTCATGCGGCACCCGCCAGCGCCTTGACCATCGGAGCGGCCTTGTTGGCGACTTCGGCGGCACCACCAACGTCAGCGGCCATCGCTGCGGCCTGTTGTTCCTGCTGCATTTGCTCCACGGCGGCGGCCAGGCGCTTTTCATCGTTCAGCCAGCTTTCCGGCCAGCCGATCCGGCGCAGCATGTCCTTGACGATTTCCATGGGGTTGGCGAGCTTGGCCACGGTCGGGTCGAAACTGGCGCCGGCCGATATGATCTCCATGCCTTCCGAGAGCTTCGCCTTGAGCGTGTCGCCTTCCAGATCGGTGATCGGCGACTTGAAGGAGAACTCGACACCGGCACCTTGGAGCGACGGCGGGATTTCGTTCGCGGGGAATGCACCCAGCGACCGCATCACGGCAAACGTCTCGGAGCATAGCGGCTCGGAGTACTCAGCCTCGATTGGTCCGAAGATCGGGATTTGCGAGCGCATCTGCTGCTCGACAATCTTGCGGACCTCATAGGCCGTCTTGCCGCTGGTCTCAGGGAGGCTGATCTTGTCCAGCATGAAGCCAAGGCGCTGGCGCATGGCGAAACGTTCCGCCATGTCCTGGCCGAAAGGGAGGCCAGAGGGGTCGCTGTTGACCGGGCGCAGAGCCTCGCCCAAGCGCTCATCATATTCGGCATCGATCCAGGTGATGCCACCGGCATAGAGACCGATATCACCACGCACGGCATCGAGTGTGGCGACCATGGCAGGGTCGACCGCCTTCTCACCGGCTTCGAGCAATATCCGTTCGATTGTCTGCGACGTGCGGCCATCAGCCAGGACGATGGAGGTGAAAGGCGAGGCGCCGTACTGCGTGCCGTCGACAGAGAGGCCACGAGGAATGACATAGCCGCGGTAGGTACGCGGGATGTTCTCCAGCACCTCGCCATGATCGGGCATGACCCACAGCGACACATACGGCTGATCGGCGCGGACCTTGTAGCCGACGTCATAGGCGTTGGACGGCACCACCACATGACGCACCTTGGCCGTCGTGTAGGGGTTCTTCTCGGCATCCTTGCGGAGCGCTTCAGGCACCTTGTCGCCGAACTTGGCAACCAGATTGCTCAGGGTCGACGTATCATTCCGGTGAATGTCGGTGACGGCGCCCTTGAAGTCCTGCGACCAGGCGCAATCGCGCAGATGCCAGTTGCGATAGAACAAGTTGCGCCGGTCGGGCGCTGCACAGACCTCGACGACACCTTGGCCGAACGTCACGAAGTCGTGGTCGCCTGCCACCGTTGCCCGGTAAAGCTGTGCTCCCGTCGAGTACATGACACTGCGCTGCAGCTTGGTCGCGTATTCCAGCCAACCACGCGCATCGCCGTCCTTGTTCCTGGCATCATCCAGCGCCTTGATGCTGAAGAAGTCCTGCGGCCGCATCATCGGCTGGAACAGGTTGCCCATCTCCCGGCGATACAGAGCACCATCGGACGAGAACGAGCCCGACGCATAGTCAGCCCCCATCGTCATCGGCGACGTGAACGAAGCCCGCTCATAGTAGAAGTGCTCGGCCAACTCCTGCCACAGGCAGAGCAGGCCCACCCGTTCCGTGAACAGGCGATTGCCGTTCTCGATGACAGTCTGAATTGCAGGAGAGAGCGCCATCAGGCTTAGGCCCCGAGCTTGCCGGTCGATCCCATCAGGTTCTCAGACATGATGGTCGAGTCTCGGCCGCCACGCTGGCGCTGCTCAGCAATCTTGCGCCGACGCTCGGCCAGGATTGCGGGGTCTTCAGGATCGGGCATGCGGGTTGCAGCCTCGACCTTGGGCATTTTGGGCTTGAACAGATTGGCCATGATTGGCTCCTTTCAGAACAGCAGGGAGAAGAAGGCGACGGCGGTGGTCAGCCACGAGGCAACTGCGAGTGTCTTGGCAGCGGTCTCACCCACCTCGTTGAGTTCGAGGTCGCACAGTTCCTCGCAGACGAAGGCCAATGCGCAGGTTGCGGCCACCATCATGACCGCGAACGGCTCATTCCAAGCGATGCCGGCGGCGGCCAGGACGAGCATCAGCACTGCACCAGCGGTGTTCTGGTTCATCGTCTTCCAACCTTGTGTTTGGCATAGCCGAGGGTGACTTGAGGCAGGCGACCGCCCAGCGCTTCGGATTGCATCTTCCTGACCGCGAGCTTGTTGCCCTCCGACCAAGACATGATGACCGCATCGCCCCTGTCGGGTGATCGGCCCAGCCGCTTCTTGATCTCGGCCTTTTCTTCGATCTGCACCTTGTCCTGGCCGACTGGCTTCCAGCGCACGGCAGTCAGGTCAGCGAGCAACAAAGGGTCAGGCGGCAGTGCGATGACCGAGCCGCCTTCCTGCGACGGGTCCAGAGCCTCACGAAAGCGCCAGTGCGCTTCAGCTCGCTTATTTGCGAAGTGGAATTGGCCGTCGGCCGACCGAGCAGTTGACCCGTTCGCTCCATTGTAGGGAGCCACAGCGACACCGTTGTCCTTCAGGAAGGTGACAGCACCGCCACCGTAGCCGCCACCCACGTCGATGATGACGCCGGCACCGTCCCTGCGATGGGAGAAGACCATTGCGCCGATGCTGGGGCCGTCTGGTGTCTCCACACCCTTCTTGACCACCAGCGGGGCGAACCATGTGCCGTACCGAGCAGCAAGCGTGCTGTCGTCAGCGCCACCCTGTGCCACGTCGACGGCCAGTGCCGTCATCTTGAAGCCGCGGAACCCTTCCGAATTCCACCGCGCTTGCGCCTGCTTGATCCACTCAGCCGGGATCAACTGCCATTCGTCGTCAGCCCGTCCGGCAAGGAAGTCACCGTAGAGCAGCTGCGAGCGAAGGGGTTCAGGAAGCGATTGGAGGCGGCCGCGATAGCCTGCATCCACATACGGATTGTCATCGAGGCTTGCGGGGATGAACGTCCGCGACATCGCATCGTAGGTTTCGCCGTTGCGCTCGTATGTGCCCGGCCCATCGACCCATTCTGTCACGCTGGCGACGACGATTGCCCATCGCAGTTCGCCGGGCATCGCCCGGTTCGGATAGTTCGGATCGAGCCACGGCGCGAACTCTTCGATCATCCAGAGCCCATCGCCACCACGTGGCGGGTTTGAGCCGAGGATGACGCGGCAGCGCTGGCCTTCCCTTGTGGTGCGCAGCCAGCCGATGAGCGAGAACACCTGTTCCTTCAGGAACTCGCCGGCCTCGTCGAATGCGAGGTAGTCACGGGCGTTGCCAGCGTGCTTGCGCCAGTCGTCGGGCTGCTTCAGGCCGGCGAACTTGATCCTGCCGCCATTGTTGAGCCGCCACACGTTGTCATTGCCGCCAACGAACTCGCCATGGCCGGTGAGGATCTGGCGCGAGAACTCGATCAGGCCGTCAAGCTGGGAGGCTTCCCGCCGAAGGATGAGCCCCGACATGTGATTGTTGGCAGCACACCCGACTTCCAGAGCCGATTTGCCGCCACCTGCCTGCCCACCATAGAGCAGGATATCGGCCTTGCTTTCGAGCGCCGCTGTTTGAGGCCCAGGGTTAGGCCGAAACGGCTTGGCAAGCTCTGTCGCCGCGATCTGGACCAGTTGACCGCGATCCTCTGCAGAAAGCTTGCTGATCACAGCCTCAAGCGAACGCAGATCGAGCGCCGCTTCAGCCATCGGCCTTCAGGCCCTTGCTTAGGACGTAGGCGACTGCCTTGGCCAGTTCTCGGTCGGACGTGTCGGCCAGCGGCGTGCCGTCCGGGTTCTCATGAGCCACGCGCTCGCGGAATGCCTGCACGTCCACGTGCTTGCCGATCAGCTCCACGCGCTTGATACGGTCGGACAGCCTGATCTTGCGTACGACGCCGACCGGCTCTTTCTTGCCATCGACCGTCTCGAACTCCGTCAGGGTTTCGATGCCGGCGACGAGGCCCTTGCGCCATATCTTCGGCCATTCCTTCATGGGCTTCAGGTGGCCGTTGTCGTCGTAGAGATCAGACAGATCGGCCTCAGCCTCTTCAGCTAGGCGCGTCAGCACCCAATCGGCGTCGATCTTGGTGCGCTCGGAGCGGGCTTTCAGGCCGGCAGCGACAGCTTCACCCACCTTAGCATTTGCGAGCAGTCGAGCGCCTTCGACAGACGCGCTCTTCTCGGCATACCCAGCCCGGATAGCGGCTTGCGTCGCGTTCAGGTCGAGGACGTATTCCTCAACAAAACGCGCTTGTTTGGCGGTAAGCTCAGACATTGGTTCGCTTCAGAGCGCTCCGTTATTGGACCTGCCAGGGCTCAGTGGGCTTGAGGCAGAGGGAAGGGAATTCAGAGATGAGCGAGACGAAGCCAATCGTCGGCTACGCGGTTTACCCGCCACCGTTCCCCGGTCTGCCGTATCTCGCCGTAACCTTTCTGCCGGACGGCAAGGTTGAGGCGCGGCGGTTCGAGAGTGGAGAGGCGGCAGCGTCCTATGCTGACGAGCTTGCTAAGGGGCGCAGACCGCAATCGACCAAGCATTGAAGCGGTTAGACATCGCCGTCCCTGTATTCCAGCAGGCGGTGCTTCAGGCGTTCATTGGCGCCGATCAGGGTTGCGATGTTGTCGCCGGGCTCGAATGCCGTCTGGGTGAAGCCCTCGTTGTCGACTGCTGCAATGGCAATGCCGAGCAGTTCGCCGCGCTCGGCAATCTCCAGCATGTTCTTGAGGGTTTTGATGACGCCGTCACGATGCTCTTGCGTCTTGGGGACGAGATGGACGACTAGCGGGTCTGGCTTGGCTTCCATTTGCGCGATACCTTTCAGGACCAACCAGGGGGAGGCGCGCCATATGGGAGACCGGGAGAATGCGCGTTCGGGGAGGAGGGATGCGATGGACTTCACCCAAGCCAAGCGGGAAGTGCTGACTAGATGGCTGGCACTGCCCGAGCATGAGCGGAAGGCAAAGACCCTCAATGAAGTCGCCAGCTTCGCCATGAAGTTGGGGCAAGAAATGCGTTTCGCCGTGGGTGAAGGCGTAGACCGTGACGAGATCATCAACGGCTGGCTGCAAGCCGAATGGCGTGCAAGCAGGCGCAAGCCATGATTTCCCGAAGCGAACCTTAGGAAGGGACGAATGGCAAACCGCTTACGCTATAGGTACGACCCAGAGAGCGTACTGACGCAGGTCTTGATCATCTGGCCCCAGAATCGTGCCGAGCATTTCGTCTATTGCCCGCCAGTCGGCGATGAACTCCCATGGATCCAGGAGTTTGCAGACTATGACGAGGCAATAGGTGTCGCATCACATCTGATAGCGAAGACTGGGCAGCGACATGTCCAGCTCACACGCGACAGTGTTACTTGGTGGCTTACTGGGCTGAAGCGAGTAGACTGAACTCCGGGCGCATTTCCCCTGTGGCCGGGGTGGCGATCTGCCCCGCATTGCTCCGGCGTGTGACTCTCAGGCCCCGCACAGACGAGCAAATCGCCAAATCATTACGGCCCCGAAATTAACCTGCCTGCCCAAGGATTACAAGAGGGGCCTTCACGGCCACTTCCCGACCGAACATCTGCAGCATCATGATGACGTGTTCGTCGGTTGAGGCAGAGACAGGCCCATGCAGGCCGGCAAGCGCGCCGCTGATCACCTTGACCGAGGAACCGGCTTCCATCCGCCCATGTACCCGCATCTCGTCGTACTCACCGGTTTCCTGCTTCGCCCGGATCGCCTGCACTGTTGCATCAGGGATAGGCACCGGCTCGCCGTTGTTGGATCGCAAGATGCAGTCGACGCTTTCGCAGTCAAGCACACGCGGCCAGTGATCGGACGCCAGCACGAACAGGTAGCCAGTCAGCAGGGAGAAATACTTCACCGACCAGCGCTTGTGCCGAGCGTGCTTATACTCCTTGCGGAACCGCGGAACGTAGACGACCTGGCCAAGGCCAGCGATCTCTTCGGCAGCCTTGAGTTCTAGCGAAGGCCGAGCGCGAACCACATACCAGCGGATCGTATCGGTGGCGTGCTTCATTTGGCTTCCTTCGACAGATAGTCGGCTGGATCTATGCGGCGCACGTCAGAGGCCGGGCCGAGGGTGCCTAACTTCTGTTCCCGGTAGCGGCGATTTCCCTGCGGGTCGAAGGTCGCCGCCGCAATATCGCGGAGCCAGCCAGGGGCTTTGGCGGCAGCGCGCGCTTGGCGCTTTTTGCCTTTCACGGTGAGGCTCATATTTCGCTCCGATCATAGTTGATCTGCTCGATAGATCGCCGGAAGAGATCAGCTTGAGGATGACCCGCAGCTGTCCACTCTTCGAGCTTCCGGACGGTATGCCGCCAGTTCTCTTCGGTCTGGTTGGCCCATTGGCTGACAAGCGCGTTCTCGGCATCTAGGAGCGTGCCGCAGAACTTTTCAAACGCCTGCTGGGCTTTGGCAGGCAGAAGGTCGGTAGTGGAAGGGTCGTATTGTCTGGCCATCGTCATGCGTCCCACACTGCCCAGCCCTGACCATCGGTCGGCTGGAGAAGGGTTTCAGGAACTTGGCAGTCGGCAGCACCCGGCATCGGCCCCCATCTCTCGACGTGCCACTTGCTGTTGTCGCGAGCGTAGACCAGGCGGTTTTGCCAATCGGCTTCGGTGATTGGCTTAGGTGCTGAGGCTGCCGCGATCTCGGTGAAGCCTTCGAAGCGCCGTTCGTTGATGAACGTCGTGGCATGCATAACCGGGCGGTCAGGCTTGGCCTTGAGGAACGCCTTGTATGGTTCGACTGCCAAGGCGCAAGCGATGCGGTCTTCGTCGACCAGCTTGTGCCATCCTTCGAATGCCTTGAGCTTCGACATGTTGGGCGTTCGAGGATAGGACGCCCAGAATGCTTCGAACTCGCTGCTGTAGGTTCTCTTCCCTTTTGACTTCGGGCGAGCGTCCGAACTTGGTTCGGACAAAGAAGCTTTAGCTTCCCTTCCTTTCCCTTCCCTTCCTTTCCCTTCCCCTTGGCTGGCGTGACCCACGCGTGAACGACGCGTCACTATCGCGTCGGATTGCTCCAAGTTTTCAACGGGTTCGGGAATTGCACTGGCGGTTTCGCGGTTGTTTATGACCTGATGGCGCTTCCATGACGGAACGATGCCAAATGCGCGGTTTTCGACCTCGTATTTCTGGACGAAACCACGCGTGCACAACGCGTCAAGCACGCGTGCAAAGTCGATGTCGTCATAGGGCAGCACGTCGACTTTCAGCTGTCGCGGACGCCAGACGAACCGGCCTTCACGGTCGCACTGCGTCCAGAGGCCGGCGAAGGCCAAGCGCAGCGGCAGGCCAGTTTCCTGTTCGGCTTCGAATAACTCTTCGTGTTTGAAGAACTCAGGCTTGATTGTGCGAATACGGGCCATCACCACCTCGCCGAGTTGCGCACTGCCGAGCAGGCGATGTCTATGAACAGCTTGACGGTCTTCGTGGGGCCGTTGCGCTGCTTGGCGATGATGAACTCGAGTTCGTTCTGGACGTCGATCAGCCGGCTGATCCGCTCGTCTTCCTTGTCGGCGTCTTTGCCCTTGGCCTTCTCCAGGTAATAGGCCTCGCGATAGAGGAAGGCGACCATGTCGGCGTCCTGCTCAATGGAGCCGCTGTCGCGAAGATCCGACAGTTGCGGGCGCTTGTCGTCGCGGCTTTCGACTTGGCGTGACAACTGCGACAGGGCAATGATGGCCAGACCATATTCACGGCCGAGCTCTCGCAATCCCCATGAGATTTCGGCGATCTCGCCAACACGGTTTCCGGCATATCGGCCGGACGCCCTGACCAGTTGCAGATAGTCGACTACCAGCAGGCCAAGAGAGGTCTTCCTGGCCGCGGCCTGCTCGGCCATTCGCTCGACCTTGACCCGGATGTCGCTGACAGTGAGACCGGATTGTTCCTCGATCCAAAGCGGCAATTGGTCGGCATCGCGGTTCGATGCGATGATCGTAGACAACTCGTCTTCGGTGACAGTGCCCTTGATGAGGTTTGTATAGGGGACCTTGACCCCCCAATCGTAGGCAATGTCAGTGAGCCGGCGCACGGCCAGCTTCTTGGCACCCATTTCGAGCGAGATGAAGCCGACCCCCACGCCCGAACCCGCCGTGCGCAAGGCGACCGACAGGGCGACAGCAGTCTTTCCCATGGAGGGCCGCGCGCCAAGGACAACCATTTCGCGGGGGTGAATTCCACCCGTGGCCGCGTTGATGTCGGTCAGTCCCCATGTGTGACCCGTCAAGCCGTTGCCACGCGCCATAGCCTCACGAACGTCCGCGATTGCCTCGTCGGTCGCCGTGTCCAAAGTGTGCAGGGTCTTCTGACGTGGACCGGCGCGCAGCTCGGCTGAGATCGTGTCGAGGTGGTCGGTGACGCCTTGAATGATCGCCTTGGCGTCCGCTGACGCGTCGTATGCGGCCTCCTGCATCGTCCTGCCGGCGTCGGCTATCTTGAGGCGCGCCCACTGCGCGACAACTGCCTTTCCGCTCCGCTCAAGACCGGCATTGCCGGTGACGACCTGCGACGACAGAGAAGCCATGTATTCCATCGGCATCTGATCGGTCTTTTGGACGAAGAGCGTCGACGCGTCAGGTGGCAGCAGCCGTGAAACGATCGGCATAAGTGCAGAACCGTATTGCTCTTGTGCCGCGCAGATGGCGCGGAACAGAAGACGGTGCGCGTCCGCTATGAAATGTTCTTCCCGAAGGAAGCCCATCACCTTTACGAAATCACCGCCAAACAGGAGCGTGCCAAGCACCTCCTGCTCGATCTCGGGCACATAGGCCTCGTCAGGAACCTTGACTGCTACATTCACCGTGGATCGCGCCCCGCGACGAGTGAAGCCGGCCGGTGGGTGATCGAAACGTAAGTGTAGAAGAACACGCCGAATGCCTTGCCGGCGGCATGGGCATCCCGCATGTCGCCAGTTTCCAGCGCCTTGGCTCGGAGGTCGCGCCATTCGAGAAAGGCGCGCTCCTGCTCCGCGAGCATCCGATCATCGATGTTGCTCATGCTGCTGTCCTTTCGGAAGTTGACCGGACAGCCTTCGACAGCCGGGCCATTGCCCAGGCGTCGAGCGCATCAATGTGGTAGAGCGGTATCCGGCCGGCGTATTGCATTTCTGGCCCGCCGCCGATGGTGGCGAGCTTGTTCAGCGTGGCGACGGCAATGTCGATGCCGTGCTTTTCGGCGAGATATGCGGGGACGTCTTTGCGACGAAGGCGGGGGCGCTGGGTCATGCTTCGCTCCTGGCAGCATTCTTCTCAAGGACGTCGTGCAGATCGGAGGCCATTTCGAGCGCAAGACCGATACTGAAACCGATGCTGCGCCCCATGTTGGCAGCGTCGTTCTCGCCACCGCCGGCATGTTCGATGTTGGTGCTGGCGTGCTCCAGAACGGCCAAGAGTTCGAGCAGGCGATATGACTTGGTGATGACGCTCGGGGTGATAGCGGGGATGTTCATGATGCACCGCCTTGCGCATGACGCAGGATCGAGGCGGCGATCTGCCCGTACCAGTTCTGACCATGCTGAAAAGCCACGCGGTCGAACCAACCTGTGCCCACGCGGTCCCATTCGGCCAAGGCCTGTGCCTTGAGGATGAGGCCTTCCATGGTCCAGTCTTGCGCGTCCATGATCAAGGCGACGTGCTTTTCGAGTGCCACGTGCGCAGCGTCCTTGACCGGTTGCGTCTGACTGTGTTCGGCTTTCGCCAGTTTCGCTGTCTCTTTGAAACGCTGCTCGTAGTCTGAAGCCGTTTTTTCGAGGCGCTTGAGGCGGGTGACCTCTTCTTCGAGCAAAAGGCAATCAGCCGTCGAACCGCCCTTCTTGGCTTTGCGCAGTTGGCGGCGAGCGTGCGACAGGTCGAGGTACACCCTCCAGCTTTTGACAACGATCCGGCGCGGGTGGTCATCGCCCTTTCGCCACAGGAAACCACCGAGCACTTTCATTTCCGGCTCGCCCGGCTGCTTCACATCGTCGTTCGGCCACGCAATGCCTAGCTCAGTCAATTCGTCAGGTGCCCAGGGGGTAGCCCTCTGCCATCTGGTGAACACTTCATCGTTGGTCGCTTTGGCGGCGTGGTATGCTTCAGCCAAGGGCGCGAGGCCAGCGAAAAGAGCCAGCAATTCGGGATTCTCTTTTGCCGCGGTCGCGGCGGCGGCGCTGACAGTGGCGGCGGCCGTAGAGGCAGCAGCCAGCCCCAGAAGAAGGCGGCGGCGGTTGATTTCGGGCGCGGTGCTCATGCTTCACCGCTTTCTGCCTTGCCGTCGTGCGAGCTAAGGCATGCGAGGGCATCGTCCAACCTTATCAAGACAAAGTTGAGGGTTGTAGCCAAAGGGTTCATGTTCTCCTTCGGCAGTTGATGGACGGCCAGGAAGAGGCATTGAACCAAGTTCTTGGCCTCGAAGAGGGCATCCTCGGCATCGAGCAGAGCCATGTTACGTTCTGGGCCGCTTGCGCCTTTGGACGCGGTAGTGGTATGTTCCGTCATCATCTTTCCTAACCTTCTCAGGGGTGTTGGTGGGTGACATGGCTCGGAGAGGTTGCCGCCTCTGCCGGGCCTTTTGCTTTCATGGCCGCGCGAATGGCGCGAACAATCTCACTGTTTTGCGAACTGGCGTTCTCCCTAGCTTCGGCCTTGATGAAGGCCTTCACGTCCGGCGGGAGGCGCACAGCAACTTGGGGGTCGTTTCGTGCCAACTCAGTCTCCATATCGCAATAGGCGATAATTAACCATCGCCTAAGGAGATAATTGCGTCAAGGCCTATTATCGCCTAGTGCGATATCCTGTGGGAAACTAGGGGGAACTGATGGCGCAGGAATCCAAGAGCCGAAAGTTGGATCAGTACATCGTCCGATTTCCTGACGGCATGCGGGACCGCCTAAAGTCGGCAGCCGAGGCGAACAATCGTTCGCTGAACGCCGAGATTGTGGCGCGGCTCGATACGAGCTTAGCGGATGAAGATTACCTCAGCGGAAAGAGTAGTGAGCCGCCAGTAATGTTCACTGAGCGTGTCATGGACCGACTCCGATCGTTTGTGGACGAGCGGCTCAAAGACGAGGATTTTCTACTCAGTCTCATTGTCGGCGAAGGCGTGGAGTCGAGGAAGAAATCAAACACTCGATCACTTGCGGATCAGGCGGGCTCCGCCGCCCTCACTCACTTAATTGAGCTGCGGGCGATCTATGGCGCAATCCGAAAAAAAGAGCCTCCAAAGGAAATCTTGCTCAAGTCCCTGGAAGGATATTTGATCGCGGTCAAACATCTAGTCGAGATCATGGAATACCAGGTCGGCGGCGAAGGCGTCGAGAAATTGAAACGCGAGTTCGAATTAACTGAAGGTCTCATCCACACAGTCTGGAATATTTATCGGTAGCCTGCGCCACCCACCGAACATGACCGAGATTATTTTTTCTCGCCCTTCATCTGCCGCTCGATCTCACCGGCAATCTTGTCAGCAGCGGCAACCAAGACTGAATCGAGCCGGTGGACATAGCGACTGGTAACAGTGTTCCCGGCATGGCCCAGCATCGCCGCTATGGTGCTCTCTGCGAAACCTAAATCCCCAGCGACCGATGCGTAGCTGTGGCGCATCGTGTGAGGCGTTACGCCCTTAAGCTCGGCTCGCTCCATGAAGCGCACCCATGCCCCGGCCAGCCCGTTGTAGTGACCAGTCTTGCGCAGGCCAGGAAGGACGTAGGGATTGCCCGACACGCGCAATGCCTTGTGCAGCACATCGAACACCACCTTGCCCACTGGGCGCACCGAAGGACCGCTCTTGCTGTCCTTCAAGCGGAAGCAGCCGGCATCTTCGTCAACCTCGTCCCACTTCAACGCGACTATCTCTCCCAGTCGACAGCCGGTGAGCGCTACCAGCCAGGCGCCGGTAATGGCTTGCGGCGTGTCCAGTTCCGCTGCCTCGCACGTCAACGCATTACCGATAGCGCGGTATTCATCCGCCGTCAGCCTCCGATTGCGCACGTTGTCCGCCGGCAAGGGAACGCCCTGAACTGGGTTGGTCGGAATGATGCCCTCGCCCACGGCATAGGTCAGTATGCCGCCGAGAAAACCTGTGGTGCGCGCCGCGGTGCCAGCGCCACCGGTAACGAGGACCCGGGTTCCGTTCTTGCCAGATCTATCGTGCTTCGCCGTTTTCCCGACCGTCACATCACGAACGAATTTCACGATGTCCGCACGGGTCAGGTCGATCACCAGCTTCGTGCCGAGCAGCGGCTTGATGTGACGCTCTATGCGTCCCTTGTCGATCTCAATGGTGGAGACCTTCTTCGGCCGCCGACTGCGACCCAGGACCACGCCCTTCGATGCCACCTTGAGGTATTGATCGCAGAGTTCCGCGACTGTCATCGAGGCGCGCCGCGTCTTTCGCTCAAGCAGCGGGTCAGCCTTTTGCAGCACGACACCACCCATCGTCTCGATTGCGAGCTTCCGGGCCTGCTCGGTGGTGATTACGCCGTGCTTGCCAATGGTCATACGGCGGCGCGTGCCATCAGCCGTCCGATAGTCCACGAAATAGGATTTCTTGCCGGACGGCTGGACATAGGCGCCGAAGCCTTTGAGTTCGGAGCACCAGATCGTGTATTGCTTGAAACGCAGGTCCGCGCCGTCGATAATCGATTTGGTGAGTTTCGTCAT